AGAAAGTATCATAGACATTTTTTAATGCCAGACGCAGATATATCTACTGAACACTCAGAAGTTCAAGCAGTATGTAACGCAGTTTGGACACAAGATGTTAAAGATGCTTATGCAACTTTTAAAGCTAACCAAGAGAATAATTAATGGCAATAATTAGAATAACAGCAAAATCATACGCAACACTTGATGCAACAAAATTATCTGGTGCATTACCAGCTATTGCTGGTGGAAGTTTAACTGGAATTCAAGCAATATCTGAAATAGATGTTTGGTCTGTAACAGCAGATCAATCAAATTTTACAACTGTTGGCGTACAAAATAATTCAATGATTGCAAGACACACGGGTGCAAATTTTACTTATAAAGGAACAGGCATGACTTTAGTTCATGCTACACACTTTACTTTTCCGTCAACTGGATATTGGTATGTAAGTTTGAAAGCGCAATGGAGATTTGAAGGCTCTACAAATGCAAGAGGAGTTGGTTGCAGAATTGACAGATCAACAAATGCTGGTGGTTCTTGGGAAGATAATTACGGATTAGATCAAGGCGCACAAACAAGTTATTCATCGGACAATGGTTATATTTCAACAGATGCAAATTGTATTTTTGAAGTAGATGATATTTCACAAGTTTTTGTTAGAGGCCATTATGTAGGTTCACCAGCTAGTTCAAATATTGATATGGCTCATGATGATGCAGATCAATCATCTGGTTGGACATTTATAAAATTAAGAGGATTATAATTATGACAATGTATGATAAATTAGAAGCATATTTAGGTTTTGCGCCTGATGTTTTTACAAAAGTTATTTTAGTAGAAAAAGATGGAGTAGAAACTATTGAAAAATGGTATTACACTGAAAAACCAAAACCAACACAAGAAGAATTAGATAAAGTAGAATTAACTTATGTTCAAAAAAGACTTAAAGAATATCCATCACATGAAGAAATTATTCATGCACTAATTGATGGTGGCGATACACTTGCAGAATTACAGGCTAAACGAACAGCAATTAAAAATAAATATCCAAAATAAATAAATAAAAGGAAACAACTTAATGATTAAATTCGTTTTGATACTACACCTATGCTCATTCGCAACTGGAAAGTTTATATGTTCACAAGAAACTATAGCTCCACACCAATATAATGGATGGGAAGATTGTATATTAGACGGATACAGACAATCTCATAATATTTTAAAAACTGTTTATCCAGATCAAATAGAAATAGAAAAACTAGCAATAAGGTTTCAGTGCAAGGAAATTGAGGTTAAGGTGTCGTGAAAACTAGAAAAAAGAATACTGCTAAAGCATCAATAGAAGAAGCAAATGGAATAAGAATTAGTTATCACGAAAAAGTCTGCGCTGAAAGAATGAAAACTTTGTTTAAAGCAATAGACGAAATGAAAAAAGATGTTAAAGAATTAAAAGCCGATATGAATAGAGGCAAAGGAGCTGCTGCAATAATAATATTAATAGGTGGTTTACTTGGCTCAATCTTCTACTACTTCACGAAATAGAACTACAGCTGCTAAAGGTTTATCTAATGAACTATTAGCTGCTGCTAAATTTGCCAAAGATCCAAACCTAATAGTGTTTACTCCAGTTGGCGCTGGGCCAATAGACATATTAGTTCTTAACATAAAGACGGGGGAGTACACTGCCTATGATGTCAAATCACAAAACTATCGCAAGAATGGCTGGAAGATTGTTAGAGCTAGAACTGGCGAGCAAAAGAGATTAGGTGTCAAAATTCTCAATTTTGATCCAGAAAGTAAATGAAGCATGGAAGAAGTTAAACAAAGAATTAAAGAACACGAAGGGTTTAGGGATACTATGTATTCCGATAGCCTGGGTTTCGCTACAATTGGGTATGGCCATCTGGTTCTACCTACCGATGACTTTGTTGAAGGTGTGGCGTATCCTAAAGAACAGCTTGAAACTGTTTTTGACAATGACTTTCAAATTGCTCTTACATCTGCTGAAGATCTGTTGGAAGAAATTGAAGCTCCAGAAACTATAAAAGGTGTCATTGTTGAAATGTGTTTTCAACTTGGCAAGCCAAGAGTAATGAAATTTAAAAAAATGTGGGAAGGTTTAGAGGCAGCTGATTACAATAAAGCAGCTGATGAAATGATTGACAGCAACTGGCATAAACAAACCACGTCAAGATGTGAAAGCCTGGCGGAGATAGTAAGGAGCTGCGCATGATCCATTTATTAGGTTTTTTAAAAAATCCAATTTTTAAGTTTGCAGCTGAAAAGACTATGGGTGCAATAACCCATAAGCTAGAAAAAGATAAAATAATAAAAGCCAAGGAACTTGAAGCTGCTAATAATTTAGATGTTAAAAAAGTTGAGGTTCAACTAGAACAAGTTAAACAACAACAAAATTCCTGGAAAGATGAGTGGCTTGTTTTATTTTTTTCTATAATTTTTGGTATGCACTTTACACCTTGGACAGTAGCCTGGTGCGATAGAGCCTGGGATGCTCTGCAAAAAGCAGATCCAATGTTTTGGTATATAATTTTGACAATGGTTGGAGCCAGTTTTGGTGTAACTACCATGAATAAATTAAAGAAAAAATAGTGACAACTTCTGATTTTGATCCTGGTTTAATGGAGAAATATAACCAACCAAAATTTTTATTACATTTTCAATGGGGTTTATCATCAACTGTATACAGATACGCTTTAGTTGAAACAATAAAACCTAACGAAATAAATCCCAGAACCAAACAAAAAGAAGATGAAAAAGATCTAACTCAAAAAGAAATTTGGGAAAAAAAATATAAACGTAATGGCTAAACAGAAGTTTACTCACTTTGTACCAAGGGAGAAACCAAAGAAACGGCCAAGAAGGCACAAGAAAACTCTTTCCAAAGGGGAGGCTAGAGATTTTAAGAAGTACAATAGACAAGGTAGGGGATAATGAAAGATAATATATCTATTTCAGACAGCAGCAAAATAAGTCTACCCGTTAGAAATTTGATGGCATTACTCGCAGCTGTAGCATTTGGAATTTTCGCCTATACAGAAATAACTTCTAGGCTCACAAGTTTAGAGAACTCCAGGCATATTATGGAGGCAGATCTAATCACTAAATCAGATCAAAAAATTGTGGATCAAGAGCAATTTCTTCTCCTGGAGATTTTAAGTACATCCCAGGAAAAAACAGATACTGAAATGCACGCAATGAGAAACAATACTGTAGAGCTTGATAGAGCTATGAGGGATATACAAGAAATGAAGGCAACAATAGAAATTCTTAAAGATAAGATAAGACAAAACGGGGGTCATTAATGGAGCTGGTTTTTGCGCTGCTGATGTACCTTGGAAATCCACCAGTTTTAAAAGAACATTTATTAATGCCTAGTTTATCTCAGTGCCTGGCAAAGAAAAGATATGCCATGAGATCTTCAAATGCTCAATACGCTTGTATGCAAGTTAATGCAGTAGTTAAGGATGGAAAAATTATAAGCATATCAAAAAAGGATGACTAAAAAACTTTGGAAAAAACCTACTAATGTAGTTATGGATATTGGGTGCTGTAAGTATTGCA